GTCAGATGCAGAATTTCTTGATGAAGCAGAAAACTATTGGGAAGATAGTTTTGGCGAAGTAGTTGATGAGATTCAAGATTACATGAAAACACCTTTCAAAAAACCACTAAGAGAACCATTCGAGGAGACTAACTAATGACTTTTTTAAATGACATTCATGACATTATCGAAGAAGGAGATAATGGAACAGCACATGATATTGTTGATGTGATGTTTAACTTATTAGATGAGAATCAACTCACACAATTACAGGATGTAATTGCTAATCAGTATCCATACCCAGATAAAGATGATCTTTTTATTGACATCAATAATACAGGAGGAAAATACTAATGAAATTTATCCAGAGATACAAGAAACCAGAATATATCGGTGTATCTGATAATGTCAGATATAGAGGTAAGGATTATCAGGTACTTATCAACTATATCAAGGGAGATAAAGATCGTAAGGGATTTATTCCAACAGAAAACTTTACTATCCTAATTAACAACAATGGCAAGAGAATTACTTGTCATGATTATACTGAACTTGAAATCTTATGAAAAGAAAAGTAGTAATTACAAATCAGGATACTTTCATAGAGTTTAACCTGACTCAGATTATCAAATCATTCTATCCATTATTAGATGATGTTCAAGTTGATATACTTGCTGATGATCTCAAAAATAAGGGAGATTGGGATTTTTTCCCTGATGAGATTCATAGTGTATTAATTCAGTATTGTTATGAAAAAGGTATCACACTTGACGATTATGCGAAATAGGTAGTGTGCCAGTGACTTTAGTGTCCACTTTTACTACCATTTCGATATTTGGTATAGTATTATTATAGTATAAGTTAATTAAACCACTATGCACACATACACACTAAACGACAAACAGGACGCAGTTCTAGTTCAAATGCTATCATACTTCAATGAGTTGGGAGTTGGTGGTAATATAGATCAGGATGATTTCGATTCATTACTTGATCTCGTATGCAACTCAGGTTCAAATGTTGTAAAACCAGACCCAAAATTCCAATGAGTACATTACATCACGAAGCATTACTTGAATCACTATTCGAGGAGGTTCAAGTAGATCATCCAAATCTAACAGAGGATGAACAAATCGAACTAACCAAACAACTATTTGAGGATTTACTACAATGACCAGTACATACATCTTTAAATCAAAATGTGAAGATGACTCACTAGAGTTTAAACCTATGCAAACTATTGAGTCAGAACATTTTGGTAGGCA